CCAGAGGCCACCACCACATGGCGCACCTCTCGGTTTGGTTCGTTGAGGTTGATCGTTTCTTTTATCACCGGGTAGAAACCCGAGGCAGTCAGAGTGTGGGTTTCCAGCAGCGTCCCCGAGAGATCGTATTCTTCGAGCCTGAAAATCACGGTGGCGGAAACCGTTACGCCTTCGGAGTTCCCGTAGGTGGCATCATGCGTGACGACTGCCCGGGGAACCCAACCGTAGAAAAAGCCGGTTTCGAACTGCGCTTCTGTGAGCATCGAAAACCGAATCCGCGACCACGGGTACTGCGGACCATCGACCGGGATGTCGGCCCTCCGGTAAAGCTGCGTGGTGGACGGCGGCACGTTGAAATCTACGAGGTTATCCGGGAACGTGCCGCCCTGGTCCGGGTCTGCGACAACCTCACCGTTCTCGTTGATAATCGGCGGATAGATGACCGCATTCGCCTCCAGGAGTTTCGGAAGACGGGTCACGCTGGCCTTCATCGGGGGAAGATACGGGTTGTTGGTGCCCCACCGGAAACCCCGGGCCGAGGCCGTGCTGAACAGGCTGTAGGCCAAAAGCTGGAGCAAGGACCCCCCGACCTTCCGGGTCGGCTCATTCGCGCCGAGACTCCCCCGGAAAAACAGGTGAGCAATCCCCTTATACCCAGGCATGGTCTCGATGGTGCGGCCTACACGGCCCGCCAGTTGGGCCGAGGAGACCTGATCCTCTGTGCCGGGGTACACCTCGACGGTCCCGACGACACCCCCCTCCCCGGTGTCACCGCCGAAAAGGTCCGGTTGGTCCACCTCGATGTCGGTCCGCTCGAAAGCAGCGCCGCACCAGATCGGCTTGTCTTTGACCCAGATTTGGTTGACCTGATCCAACGGGCCGTGGCACAGCCCGTAGTCGATCGACATCAGGAAATCGAAGACCTCCGTTTGGTTCTTTTTACCGCCCCCCATTTTGAATCCTCTTTTCTGCTTCTTCGATTATGCGGTTGACGTGGCCGTCATTGAGAGAGGCGGCCTCCTCGATGGGCATCCCGTCGCGGAGGAACTGGCGAAAATCGACGCCGAGGGCTTTACAGTGTGCCTTGACGCCCGAAACGCAGAAGCCGACTCGGCGAGCATCATGTATGGTAATACGTTCCGTCACTTTTTGCCCCCACTTTTGAACTTTCGGGTGACAGATTCTTTATCCCAATACCCCATGTTGTTTGGGCTCTCGATCGTTAGAGAGCCAAAAACCACCATGACGGGACGGCCCGCCTCGGCGGTCGGGTTCTCAAGTTCCTCGGTCGAGGGGGGTTTGGGCTGCTTCGGTTTGGGGGCCAGGAGGTAGCCCACGAAGGAAAGCGCGATCCCAATCGCCAACTGGGTGAGGAAAGGTGCGGGCATGTCGGCTTCCCCTATGTGTGGTTGTTCTTCCCGACCGGGTTGCCATCGGTCGGAATCCACGGCTGGCCGCCGTAGTTTTGAACGTTGTTGTGAAGGTTCTCGCAGCCGTCCAGCGTGTGCGGGCAGCCGATAAAGACCTCGATCTCGTCAGTCACGGACAGCCCCGAAGCGATGCCGGAGATCACAAGAACGGTAGAGCCCTCGACCCGCAGTACGCCCCGGGATTCGAGACCGGATGCCCCGGCCCACTCGACCAAGCCGCCGATGAAATTGGCCGCAACGCGGCTGCCCATCCACCCGGTATTGAGCGTGATCTTGTTCCCGTCGATACCTTCGACCGTTGCCGGTGTCGCGACCTTGGCCGCGCCGCACTCGGGGCCGTAGAGGGCGAAAGGGCAAGACCATTGGTAGTGACGGCGAAGGCCGACCCTTTTCATCCCGGAACTGAGAGCCTCGCAGTTCAGCGTTGCCTCGATACCGTCCCTCGAAGCCTCCACCACCCGGCCTGTCCAGACGACCGCGAAATTGTCCCCCAAGGCGAACTCCGCCGGGTCATCCGGGTTTTCGATATGGCCCTGCCGAATGATCACACTGACCACCCGGCCCGGGGGGAAAATGCGGAACAGGTTCGCAATGTCGGAATCCGCAGGAACCTTGACCTCGATACCGCGCCCGGAGAGTTCGGCTTTGGCTTCGATTTTCCCGCGTTCGACGGGCAGCGGGTTGTAGGTTTTGCCGTCGAGGACGACCGGCGAGGTCCCGTCCGTGTAGAGGAATTCCTGCCCGGCGGCACCGTAGATGAACTGGTAGAGTTCGACCGGCTGGCCGCGCTCCCTGCTGCTCTCATAGTCGTTGACAGCCATATCAGAACCCCCCTGAGTCGTTTTCAACGTCGCTGGCGAACAGGGTCCGCACCGGGAACTGCATCTCGGCCTTGGAGTCTGTCAGCCATTGCACGTCCAGCGTGTCGCTCTCGAAGCGCCACAGCGGCAGCCACATGATCCGAGTGCCCGGTGTGATCGAGTTCACCCAGTTGTCGGCGAAGCTGGCGAAAGAGTTGGTCGATCCCGCGATCTCGGTAACGCGGTTGATCTGGTGCGACCCATCCGGCCAGAAAGCGATCATGCGCCGGTAGACCGGGCTGTCCGCGTAGACCTGCCAGAAATCCCCGCCGTCGATCTGAAACTGGTTCGCAGCAGGCATGGCCGCTGCCGAGGGCAAGATGTCCCGGGACCAGGTTGGCATCCAGAAGGAATTCCGGCGTCCGCGCTGGCGAAGGAAAAAGCTGATCAGTTCATCCGCCTGCGCGCTCGTGAAGGCGGAATAGGTCAGTTGGAGTTGAAGCTGATCAGCTTTGTGCGGCGCGAGGAAGCTGGAGATACCTTGCCCTGGGTCGAATTCATCGCGTTCTTGCGCGAAGGTGAACCGAGGCGTTTCTCGCCAGTTGGGCTTGGTCAGAAAGACCTCGCGGCCCTCGTAGAGAGCCCCCTCGGCGGCTTTGAACGTCTCGAATGAACTGCCCGGGACGACATCGTAGCGGAGGTTTGCGGTCCAAAGCATGTCGGTTTCAGCGGCGAAAACTTGGCTGTCCGGCGGGCGGACCCAGTGCGCCACGTTCACCCGAGAGCCTTGTGGCGCGCCGCGCGTTGCAGCGGTTGTGAGCGTCACGACATTGCCGGAAACCGAGGCCGCCTCGAACAGGTCCTCGGTCGAGTCCGTGGTCACGATGATCTGACAACCGGCGACCATCTCACGGGGAACGGATTCCAGTGTCACCGAGGTCTGGCCTGTTTCAAGGGGCGTCGGCCCCGTTGGCCCGGCTCGCCTGGTCCGGGACAGCCATCGGGCCAAGCTGGTTGCGAGTCAGGGCTCCCCGGTGGCGGATCAGCCCCGCCCGTGAGAGAGTGGAGACGAACTGTGTAGCCATCCGGGCCGGGCGCCGCTGCGCCGACCTCTGCTCGGTTCCGTCCCGCGCGGTGAAGATGCTCGTTTTGAACGTGTACTCGACCCGGACCGGCTGGGACCAGTTCGGGCGAGTGACCGCGATCAGAGCGTTTCTGTCGAGAACCTGCATCAGCCCAGCGCCGCCTTGATCTGGGTCCGCTGAGAGCGAACCGTGTTGAGCAGAACCCGTTCGCCGCGCGGGCTCGAAAGCGCGCGCTCCATCATCTCCTCGGCGTCGAAGGCGTTGATGATGGTGGTCCCGGATTTGTCTCCCGCGCCGCCGCCCGACATGCCGCCATTGAACCGGTGGCGCGGGTCGTTCTCGGTCAGGATTTCCTCGTTGCGCTTGAGGACCGCCGGGACCTCATCCGGCGCGAAACCGGCGATGCCTCCCGTGTGGTAGCGCGCGGCGTTGGCGAATACAGCCGGGTTGAACGTCCGACCCGAGCGCAAGGTGGACGAACCCGCCACGCCCCCGCTATGCGCGAAGATCGAGTTGATCCCCCCTGCCACCACGCCGCCAAGACCACCCTGCCCCGCAGCGCCGCCGCCGAACGCGCCGGAGATCGCGTTGAAGATGGCTTGCTGGATGATCATCCGCCCAAGTTCCAGAAGAATCTCGGAGGCCATCTGCGCGAAAGCCGCGCCGAATGCGCTCACCGCGTTCTCGCCTTGGGCCACCCGCTGGAGGAAGTTTTCGATCCCGGAGGTGATCTTCTGGGCGAACATCTCGTTCATCTGACGGCCAGTCGTAACCGCCGTGCTCTCGACACGGTTCAACTCGGCCTGCGTCTGGGTGAGGGCCTGGAGCGCCCGCTCGGACCCTTCGCCGCCCAGAGCCTCCCAGAACGCGATTGCCGCATCCAGCGCCTCGCGCAGCGCGGCCTCGACCTCGTTCAGTTCCTCGGTCAACCCGGCAGCTTCGGTTAACCGTCCCTGCCCTTCGAGGTCGGTGATCTGCTCGATCAGGAACCGGCGGCGGTCCTGCAAGAGGTTGGCCTGCTCCTCAAGAGCGCGGGCCTTTTCCAACTGGGCGTTGCGGTCTTCCTCTGCCTGCTTGCTGGCGAACTTGGCGCGCGTAACCTGCTCGATCTGCTCCCGCTCCTGCTGGGTCAGTTCGAGTCCGACTTTCTTCGCTTCGTTCTCGGCTTCCCGGATGGCTTTTGCCACCTCGGAGTCGATCAGCCGTTGGCCTTCGAGGCTGTTCAGGAACTCGGTATCCCGGATTTCCTCTTGCAGGCCCTCGCGGAATTCGCGCTGATCCTCCCGCCGCTTCTCAGCTTCCTCACGTTGGCGCTGCTGCTCGCGTTCGAACTCCCGCACGGCGTTTTCTTCGCCTGCGTTGGTGGAGAACAGGGCGGCCTCGCGGTTGCGCCGGTTGCGGTTGATGCCGCCGTTGTCCCCGCCCAGGCTCCGGATCGCGTCGGCGATCTCCTCGGTGGTGCCGGTGCGGAGCGCCTGGACGATCCGGTCGGGAATGTCCCCGTAGTTGTAGGCAATCGAGGTGAGCGCGGCCTGCTGCTGTGCGTTGAAGCCGTTGAAGCGGTCTTGACCAACTGCGGCAGCAGCCCGGGGCATGAACTCGGTTGTGATCCGGCGGAGAAGGTCCCGGTTCGCATCTGCTACCGAGACCGTCATCCCCTCCGTGACTTGGCGGATGGTGCCGTCCGCCAAGGTTACGGTGTCGGAGCCGTAGCCCGCCCGGAAGGCGTTCACATCATAATACGGCTGCGCCCGGAACCCCTCGAACTCGCGCAGCACAGCCGCCGCGACCTCTGCCCCGTCCGTCCCGTTGAACTGGCTGATCGTGCCGTCATAAAACTCGTTGTAGGCCCGGTTGCGCAGGTCTACGGCTTGGCCGATTGCAGCGGCACGTTGCGCTGCGTCGGTGAAAGCGTCTGCCGCCTGCATCGCGGCCTGAAAATCGGCCTCGATCTCCCGGATCGCGTCGAACTCTTTCAGCTTGGCGTTGATCGAGGGGATGTTCTCCCCGAGGGTCCGCATTGCCTCCTCAAACGCCTTCATCTGGTCGCGCGCGGCCTTGGCCTTCCGTTCTGCGGCGGTGGTCGCGTCGGCGATTCCGAGCAGTTCCTTCTGAGCGTCCGTCGCGGTGCCTTGGAGAACCGCGAGTTCGGCTTCCAGTCGAGCCACGTTGTCCTGCGCCTCGCCGATCTGGTCCAGCCAGTCGATGAAGACATCCAACCCGTCGATGTCCGCGATCCCGTCAAACTGCCGGTTCAGGTTCTCGATCTCTTTGCGGAATTCGCGCGCGGTGATCTCCCCGGCGTTGAACAGGTTCGTCAGCCGGAGGAACTGGAGACGGCCTTGCGTGTCGGCGCTGCTGGAGTAGATCGCACGGCGCAGAGTCTCGACCTCCTCGGCGAAGCCCGTTACGCTGTCCCGGTTGTTGTTGAGCGCCTGGTCAAGCTGCGTTTTCAGATTGCCGAGGTCGAGTTCCAGATCGACTTGGCTGATCGACGCCAGCTTTTGGCGGAACACGTCCGCATCGCCGCCTGCGTCCCGGAAGGCTTTGGCAACCAAACCGATCGTATCCGCCGCGTCTTCGCTGGCCTTGCGAAGTTCGGCCATCTCGTCAGTGACACTCGCCAGTGTATCGAACGCGAAGAAGGAGAGTGCCGCCGCCGCGATGCCGACGATCCCGCCGATCGAAGCGAACGCAGCCCGCATAGCGACAGCCACGCCAGCAATGGCCGCGCGGAGTCCTCGCAAGCCCGCGCCGAGGGCGGTGGTGGAACGCAGCGCGGCAGCCGCAGCCGGAGAATACGCGGCGAGGGCCTGCGTGAGCGCGACCTGCACCCGCAGGTTGCCCACGGTCGGCCGGGTCAGCGTGACGAACCCGCCCGCAAGCCCCGCAACGGTCTGGCCGACCTTGATAGCGATGAGCGTCTGAAACAGCGTGATCAGAGTCCCAAAATTGTCGATCACCACAGGGACCAGTTCGAACAGCTTCCCGAACGCCGCGCCAAGGCTCTCGAAGAACTGGATACCTTCGGGGCTCTCCAGCCACTTGTTCAGCGCCTCAAGCGCCGTTTCCAGCCCGGAGATGAAACCGGAATTCGCGGCGGTAAGCTGCCGCTGGAACAGGAGGTTCTGGAGCGCGCCGAGTTTGGCCGTGACGGAGTCCAGCGCGTCCTCAAGCTGGCCGCCGTATTGATCTTCCAGACCTTGGCCCAGCGCCACGAGGGCCTGCTCTGCGCCGATGGCCCCGTTTTCAACGTCCTTGTAGAACTGCGCCAGTTCATCCGAGCCGTAGCCAAGGGCGTTCGCCAGCAGGCCGACAGCGCCAGGCAAACGGTCGCCCAACTGCTGGCGGAGTTCTTCCATTTGGAGGGTGCCCTTACCGGCGATCTGGATCAGCGCGGTGAAGGTGCCTTCGATCTGGTCGTTGGACAGCTTGAGGACTCGACCGGCCTCCGTGACCTGCCGGAAAATCCGCTCAAGCTGCGTCACCTCAAGCCCGGCCTGTTGCCCGGAGAGGAGGAATTTCGAGTAGTTATCGGCCAGCACGTTGAAGCTGACCCCGAGGCGCGAAGCCTCGTCGCTCAGGCGGGCCAGTTCCGCGTTGACCTGCACATAGTCCTGCTGGAACGCCGCGCCAAGGCGGTTCTGGGCGGCCTCAAGGGACTGGAAGGACTCGGTGATACCGCGCCCCACGTTGAAGACGCCGTAGAAGCCAACGAAAGCCGCTGTCAGCTACAGCACCTCACCCCGGAGACGCTGCATCAGCGAAAGCGCCTGTCGGCTGTCACCGTAGAAAGCCCGGAAGACCTGCCGCCCGTTGGTCATCTGAGACCCCAAGCGGCGCACACCGTCTGCCGCCTGGTTGGTAGCCGGTCCGATCCGCAGCAACTCCCGGTACACGTTGGCAAGCGGGCCTTGATACTGCTGGGCCGCCGTGAACGCCTGCCGGAACGACGCAGCCAGCTTGGCTTGGTCCTGCGATGACACGCGGGCGGCAACCCGCTGGCGTTCGTAGCTGGCGGCAAGCGCGTCGTTGGCCCGGCGCGCGGCCTCTGTCGCGCGGTTGGCGTTGTTCTCCGCACGAGCCCGGCCTCTCAGCTCCGCGCGTTTGCCTGCCCCACTCGCCCCCCCCCCGTCGTG